AAAATATGTGAAGTAATTTAAAGTAATGCTTTAAGTAAATCTTTACTGAATGATTCAGAATATTCCCCGTCACCCATTACTTGGTCGATAACATTCTTTTTCTTTTGTAAAATATTATAAATTACTTTTTCAACGGTGTTCTCAAATACAGGATAGTATACAAGAACACTATTTTTTTGTCCATATCTATACGCCCTATCTTCACCTTGTGAGTGGTCCGCGGGAACAAATGATAAGTCATTCATAATAACGACTTCAGCGGCGGTTAAAGTAATACCAACACCCGCAGCTTTAATGTTACCAATAAACACTTTTATCTTGTCATCGTTTTGAAATCTATCGACATTCTCTTGTCGTTTATCTTTATTCATACGACCATCAAGTGTTACAGAATTCTTTTTGTATTTTTCATGCAACATATCAAGAGTCATTGTAAAATTAGTGAATATAATTACCTTCTTTCCTTGTTCTAAACATTTGTCAATCAACTCACATGTGTATGGAATTTTTTCATAAGAAATAAGTTGTCGAATTTTCATTAAACGATTCAAGGTTACACTAATAGTTTCATCGTCTTTTTTGTCATTACTAATACGTGTAAACTCTTCTAACTCCTCATCATACATCTTACTTGTTAATTCAACAAAAACTGGTGTAACAATCTTTTCAGGTAAATCAAGAATATCAGTTTTCATTCTACGTAAAACAACATTCTTGGTACGTTCCCTTAATTCATCTAAATTACTTGCACCACTCGTATTCCATACCCTACGATTACCAACACTAAATTGAAATCCTTTACAATATCTACGAACATAAGATTGCCAATTTAATGTTAATGGTGAATCGACAATTTTTAATAAATTAAAATAATTTATTGGTCGAGAAGTCATTGGTGTTCCTGTTAATAACCAAACTTTAGGTATGGTTTCAAGAACATCATTTAATAAGCGAGTTCTATTTGCGGTTGCGTTTGAAATATAGTGAGCCTCATCTACGATTGCCAAGTCAAAATTGGCATTAACCAAAAGTTTATAATCGTCGCTATCTTCACTCTTGTCTGTAGTGTGGTAGTTTTTAATAATATCATAATTAATAATGTAGAAATCAAAAGTAGAACCCCATTTACGTCCTTCGACAATTAAAACTTTTCTATCTGAATAGTTTCTTATTTCCCTTTCCCAATTTATTTTTAAAGATGCGGGACAAACAATAAGTATCTTCCTCGCTTTACTTTCTAAAGACGCAATTACTGCTGATGTTGTTTTACCTAAACCCATATCGTCAGCAAGAATAAACTTATCATTTGCCAATAGTTTCTCAACTGCAATTTTTTGATGGTCCATCGGAGGTCTTGTACTATATGGAGAATAATCAATAACTCTATTTAATTTCTTTTCCTCTTGTACTATTGCTGCTTTAGGTAACCAAAACGCACTATTTTGTTCACTATCTAAAATTTTACCCCAAATATGAAACGCTTTATCTGAATCACATAATAATTTTTCACACCAAATTTGTTCAACAGGTTTAGTTAGAAGTTTTTCTTCCATAATTTTCTCACCAAACGTACTAATAATTTTAATGTATTTGCGTGCAACTTTAGGTGTCACATCTTTATATTTCATAACATATTCCGACTGAGGTCTGGTTAATTTAAAGTTTTTAACATCTATAAATTTTCTCTTCCATTCCAATAATTGATTATTGGAACCCTCGTATAATGATAATATTTCTCTAGCTTCAATTTCTGGTATCATAACTTCTTATAAAATATACATAAATAGAATGGAACATTAAACTATTTATTAGGATATGAATAACAAACTACCAATAACAAGATTAGGTAAATTCTTCTCAAAGGACGATTTTGATGTTAACATTCAAATGGGTCAGGAATACCTACACGGGGACTTGAACATGAAATTAGTCCTATATCGTGTTGATAGGGGTAAAACTGAGACTGATGCAATCTATGCTGAAGTAGGTAAGGATGAGGTTAAATTTTTACCACCTATTGAATTTAATGCGTTAGTTAAGATTGATGAGCCTAAAAACTCAACATATAAGTCGGGATTAATTAGATATAATGAGCCGGGTAATTTAACATTATCGGTTTATATTAGTCATTTACAAGATTTAGGTATCGATATAAGATATGGTGATTATATAGGGTATGCCGATTCAGAAGAAAAATTAAGATACTATACCGTATCAAATGATGGAAGAGTTACGTCGGACAATAAACATAAGATGTTTGGTTATAAACCTCATTACCGAACTATAACCTGTGTACCAACACAGCAAGGTGAATTTAGAGGAGTTTAATATGGGAATACCAAAAAGAAAAAACAACATTGATGTTTACGGAGGTAAAGAATACTTTGAGGGTAAACAAATTGTAGAAAGAAGACAGGAGTTATTAGATAGAATAACTAAGTCAGATTCTTATTTACCTGATTCTATATTACATGATGATTTAGACGGAGGTATGCTCAGTTTTGTTAAGGAAAATTTTGTTGTAACAACAGACGGTATAAAAATTCCTGTAATACCAAAAATATTAACAATTCAAAGATGGGGTGAATTCACTCAAAATTGGGGATTCTCCGATGATGATGGAAATGTTGAATTACCTTTTATTGCGGTAATCAGAAAACCTGACGTTCAGCCGGGTACAAATCCTGTGGTACAAAGGACAATTCCTGATAGAAGAACATTTTATTATGCATCTGTTCCAACATGGAACGGAACACAGTCGGGTGCAGATATATACAAAATGCCACAACCTGTGGCTGTTGATATTACGTTTGACGTGACAATTATTTGCAACAAATTTAGGGATTTAAATAAGTTTAGTAAAATTGTGATGCAGAAATTCTCATCAAGACAATCTTATACCACAGTTAAAGGTCACTATATTCCAATCGTTTTGGATAGAGTTGAAGACAATACTCCAATGGACACCATGGATGGTCGTAGATTTTATATTCAAAATTACACTTTTACCATGTTAGGTTTCTTAATTGATAGTGAGGAATTTGAAGTTAAGCCGGCGGTTAGTAGAATGTTTCTATTAAATGAGTTTATTCAAAACAAAGGATACCAAAAGAAATTTATTAATAAAACAATTGATATTACGGTTGTCACATTTCCCGGCGACGGATTACAAACAATATTTAGTGTTGGTGAAAGTATTGGGTTTTTATTTAATGTATCGGTTAATGGACTAATTCAAGAAAGGGATGTGGATTATTATCACGTTTCAGGTACATCTAAAATTACATTTACAACCGCACCATATGAAGGTAGTCAGATTGCGATAACATATTATAAGGGGAAGAATAATGTTTGGATTGATAACTACGGTAAACCCGTACAATTGGAACATCAATCATACCAATATGATGGATCAACTTTAACGTTTACATTGAATAATGCAATTGATAGTATTGTTACCTTAGATATAAACGGTCTCGTTCAAGAAGAAGGTGTTGGATTTGATATTAGTGGTAAAGATACCGTAACATTAAATGGTGTTCCACAGATTGGAGATAGTATTACTATCACCTATTTGTACTAGTCATCCCCATACATATCTTTCTTTTTAGGTTTACAGTAATCCTCAATCCACTTTTCTAAAACTTTATAAATTTTAAGTCCGTTCCTGTCGCAATGGATTTTTAATAGTTCGTGATGCTTTTCACTAATTTTTACGTTTTTCGTTTTGTTTTCTTCAGTCATAGATAAAAAAAGATAATTAAGGATAAATAACTATCTTATTTAAAAAAATTACGGAAATCTTTCATAAAAACAAAGATATTTATAGAATAACTAATAAAAATAAATAACCAAACATTAATCGATGGCAAATTCAAACAGAGTATTCGTTTCTCCAGGTGTCTACACATCAGAGAAGGACTTAACATTCGTGGCACAGAGCGTCGGGGTAACAACTTTGGGTTTAGTGGGTGAGACCTTTAAGGGTCCAGCATTCGAACCATTGTTGATTACTAATTTCGACGAATTTAGAACATATTTTGGCGGTACATCTCCAGTAAAAGACGAAGGAGGAAACCTAAAATATGAATTACCTTATGTGGCAAAATCTTATTTACAAGAATCAAACCAATTATTTGTAACCAGAATCTTAGGATTGACGGGATACAAACCAAATAAATCATTCGGGATAAAAACTTTAGGTGGATTTCAACCATCAACTTCCACTTGGGAATTAAGTTTAAGTGGTTCAACTACCACAGATATGGACCCAACTCCATTAGCAACGTTTACGGGTGCAACATTTTATGGTGACCTTAGTGGTAAAACATCATTCGAGGGTACATCAATAACTGATTACATTTACTCTAATTTTAGTGCAACAACAGGTAACGATGGTGTGTGGTTTGTAATAGGTCAAATACCTGAATCAGATATTCCTCTTGGAACTGAATTGGTATCTCCATTTACAGGTTCATTATATGCATCGTCAGACTTTAATAAAAACTGGTATAACTTATTTAACAACGGAAGTAATTTAGTTTATTCTTATCTTTTTGTTTGGGATGGTAGTTTAAATAAATTTTCAGTTAAAAGGTACGTATATAATGCTAATTTAGTAAACGACGGAGTGGTCGTTGCTGTTTTAAGATCAAGAGGTCATTATAATAACCTTCAACAATTAGAATTAGAAGTAACTGCTAATACTAACTTTACATTATCATTGAGTCCTGATTTCGACATTACTATGGATCCTTTATCGGAATTTGTAATTAATGTAACGGGAGCCACTCAAGGTGCAAAGACATTTGCGTGTTCTTTTAGCCCATCATCCACCAAATATATTAACAAAGTTTTAGGTACTGGAGTATTTGATAAAGCTTACGCAGATTTCCCACTTTATGTACATGAAATTTACCCTAATTTATTAACCGCAGGTTTTGAAAGAGGTGAAATTAGAGGTATTAGTTTAGATGAAGTTTATAACTTAGAAGGTAATAGATTCTTAACACAATGGGATACTACGTTATCACCAATGGTGGTTTCTGAAGTTAGAGGTGGTAAAGTTGCCGATTTATTCCAATTACAAACTATTTCTGATGGTGAGTCAGCAAACTTTGAAATTAAAATAACAATTCAGAATATTAACCTTGAAACAGGTGACTTTGATGTAGTACTTCGTGATTTTAACGATACTGATGATAATATCGTAGTGTTAGAAAAATTCTCAAGATGTTCAATGAATCCAGATTTACCAGGTTATATCGGTAGAAGAATCGGAACATCTGACGGTGAATATGAGTTACGTTCTAAATTGGTGACATTAGTGTTAGCTGATAATCACCCTGTTGATGCAATTCCTGCTGGATTTAAAGGTTTTACAACTGAAACAAATTTTTCAGGTAGAACACAGGGTAGTATTGTTTTTAAAACAAAATACCACGATGCTGGTGAAGTGATTAAATATAATTCAGATGGTTCTCCAATTATCGAATCAGGAGATAAAATCAGAAAAGTATCTTTAGGTATGTCTTCACAAGTTGGTTATGATAGAGATTTATTAAAGTTCAAAGGAACAACAGCGGATGAATATACACATGGTTTTCACTTATCAACAAACGCATCTACAATCACAGGTGCAACTTTGGATGGATATATGTTCAAAACCACACCTTATGACTTAGAAGGTAACATAAAAGGTAAATTAGATTTAGTATTAAATCGTAAATTTACATTCGCTTTATGTGGTGGATTTGATGGTTGGGACATTTATAGAGGTGTAAGAACATTCGGAGACGGATTTATATTTGGTAAATCTACATACATTAGTGGTAACACTACCAATAATGGTGTTTTCGATACATCCAACGGAAACTCCGACTATTATTCATATTTAGCAGGTATCAACACATTCTCTAATCCTGAGGCGGTAGACATTAACGTGTTTGCAACACCAGGTATTAACTTCTACGACCAAAGTTCATTGGTTAATCAAGCAATTGACATGATTGAAAACGAAAGAGCGGATTCATTATATATAATGAACTCACCTAACGTAACAGGACCAACAGCCGCAGATGAGGTAATTGGTTTCTTAGATGATGCAGCAATTGATTCTAACTATTCTGCAACATATTGGCCTTGGATTCAAGTAAGAGACGTAGATAACGCAACACAACTTTATATCCCACCAACAGGTGAGGTATTGAAAAATATCGCTTTAACCGATAACGTATCATATCCTTGGTTCGCAGTCGCTGGTTATTCAAGAGGTTTAGTAAATGCAATTAAAGCATCTAAAAAATTAACATTAGATGAAAGAGATGAACTTTACAAAGCTAGAATTAATCCAATTGCAACATTCTCTGATACAGGTACTATCATTTGGGGTAATAAAACTTTACAAGTTAAAGAATCTGCTTTAGATAGAATCAACGTAAGAAGATTGTTATTGAGAGCAAGAAAATTGATTTCAGCTGTAGCCGTTAGATTGTTATTTGAACAAAACGATGAACAAGTAAGAAATGAATTTTTAAGATTGGTTAACCCAATTCTTGAATCAATTAAAAAAGAAAGAGGTTTATATGAGTTCCGTGTAACCGTATCAAATGATCCAGAGGACATTGATGCAAACACTTTGAGAGGTAAAATCTACATCAAACCAACTCGTTCTCTTGAATTTATTGACGTTGAGTTCATAATTACACCAACAGGGGCATCATTCGACAATGTATAATCTCTGAAGGTACTATAAAAGAAGGGAGGACTTTAGGTCCTCCTTTTTTATTTAAACACCTTTACAGGTGAAATAGGTATGTTCCACGAGGAACCAATTTTTATAACAATTATACTTTTATATTTCACCCAGAATACTGGAACTAGATATACTAGTATTTATTATTATATTTTATAT